ATCTGCGTGAGTATTACCTTTACCGTGTGATACCGAACCCGCCATACTAAACGCTGAACACGGTGGAGAACCATCTAATAAATCAAGTTCACCTGGTTTTAATCCAGTATTAATCATAAAATCTTTTCCAGTTAGTTTTTTAATGTCGCCTGGTATAATAAGTGTATCTGGATAGTTTTCTCTATATGTATTTTGAGCTTCTGGTACAAATTCGTTTATCGCAAGTATCTTACCACCTGCCAATCTATAACCTGTTGATGAACCACCACCACCAGCAAAAGTTGATAATACATTAAAGAGTGCTCTTTTCTCACTTTCTAATGTATCTTTTAATGTATATCTTTTATAATTGTTCATTGTTCCAAATTACTAATAGTCCTATAATAAATACGTATATTAATATAACATAAAATATAGATAATGTCAAGTCCCAAATCATACTTCATTACCCCAACTATCCCAACCATCTCGTTTTCTACGAGCAAAGAGTTCTATGTAAGGTCCATTTAACATCTTTTCTATATGATTGTAAACTATATCTGGTTTTCTACTATGTTCCTGTCTTTCACTTACAACTAATTGTGGTATACTTTTATTTAGCCGTTTTGGTTTTCCACGTGTTGCCAATAGACACATTTCTGGATTACCTCTAGTCCAATAACCTAAACCTGTAAAGAACCCCATAGTTTTACGATTCGTTTTTGCCCAAGTAAACCCTACTGTCTTATATTTAAAACCCCAGGCTTCAATCACTTCAAATGCTCTATCTAAAAGTGGATCAACAACCCACATTAAAAGGACTGCATCGTCCTGAGCAAGGTTGCTAACAGGTAAATTAATAATGTCAGTGATAGACATACAAGAATAATGTTTTTCAGGACTTCTATCCTTGCCTTTGTTACTATACGTTTTAAAAGTCCACGGTGGATCTGCATATATTACTCCATATTTGTTGTTTGTATTAAAGTCCATACGATAATAGTAAGTATCTAAAAAGTAAAACTATAATTAGAAACCTAGGTATACTCCAATTTGTTTTTACCGCAAGTATTGCGCCAGTCGCAAAACCCCAATGTAAAGTTATTAGTAATAAAAATAAACTTGTTATCATTCAAAAAAACTTTCTAAACTAGCCTTCTTTTCATATGACCAACCAATAGAGTTTAATATAAAACTCATTGGATCTAAAAATGTTTTTTGGAATTGTACTTCATAATCAATATACTTGTCTAAATTAAACTCTTTTGGAAGTTTTGTAACATAACTTATTACATCAAACTTAAATGGATTTGCTTCGATTAGTTTAATAAACTTAATCTTATCGCCTTCTTGTATCAATGGATACTTTCTACTCAATTTAAATTCTCTTATTTGATGATTGTAAATCAAAGCGCCTTTCACGTGTATTGGTGTACCTTTAATAAAAATATTATTACTATGTTTATATTTAGCAAGATTGTTACAAGACCTTGGAAAAGATATTTGTTCTGCTGACATATTGTAAAACTCATCTTTAAATTTAGAAACAAATTTTTGTAATGTGTCTTCATCTTTTGTCATAATAAGTTTGATTGCTTCTTTAATTTTACCTCTACAAACTTCAGGCGTTGATGACTTCACAGCCTCGATACCCATAATCTTCAGTTTAGGTTCTTCAAATGTAATGCCTTCTTCATCTAATACATTTAACATATATCTTTTTTTCGCAGTCCATATACCTTTGTCAGCAATGACTTCTCGTTTCATTTTCATTTTCTGACCAATGGCATTTGTGTAATCAGCAAGTTCTGCGAAACACTTATCAATAAATGGTTCTATTCTACCATTGACAACTTTGTTAATAAAGTTTAAAGTCTGTTCTCTAGTTTTATCTTTACATACTTGTTGAACAAGTTTATCTAATGAGAGATAAATTGAATCTGTATCTGATGCCACAATATAATCAATCTTATCGTGTGTCTTTAATATTTTATTCATATACTCATTTACATTCTTTTCAATAAACCGAATTACAAACTGACCAGATGATGTTATTGCCGTTGCTTGTCTTACATCATAGTATCTAAAATATTGATTGCCAATTGCGCCATAAGCCGAGTTAAGAGCAATCTTCTTCGCCCATTGTATATTATGACAACGAGATATTTCTTTTGTAAGTTTAGGGTCTTTTGTTTTTTGGTATTCTTGTTTTGCTTGAAACTCTAATGTTTTAAACTTAACTCTATCGTTGTACATACTTTCCATAAGTCTAGGTAGAAACCCAGGACTATCTGTTTTAAACATTGCACCATTTGGCGTAATACAAGCGCCTTCAGTTTTTAAGTGTGTTAATGGTGTCGCATGACTTAACAACTTATCAACCGAAACGCCTGATGATTTTACGCCAATGATTTTCTCTGGCGAAATGTTATATTGCATAATTAAGTGTGGATATAGAGAGTTAATGTCAAATGATACTATCCAATTATGCATTCCTGTTATAGGGTCTTTAACATAAGCGCCATCGTACTTGTCTTCCTTAACATTATCTTCCTTTGGTGGTATGACAATATTATCTTTTTTTAGAAAGTTATAGATTAACATATCCCACATTCTTACTTGTGAGAATACATCATTATAATTAACTTTGGCTTCATATGCCATTGTTAATACAAGTTCGATTAATTTTAATTTATCTTCTAAGCCGTCAACAATTTCTACGTCTTTTATATTATAATCAATAAATGATTGAAAGTCTTTTGTGTACCATTCTCTAAATGTATCGTAAGGGTTTTCATTCTTTTGTATACCAAGTTCTACTTTACCAATGTAATCTAACTTATAACTTTCTTGTCTTTGTGGTATAAACTTTTGATACAGATCCAGATAATCTAACATCACAATACCAAAGATGTTGTAATGAGTTTGTGGTCTTCCTCTTACTACAATTGATTCTCTTTCAACTAAATTCCAAGGTGAAAATCTTTTAATAACTTTTTCATCTACAAGGTTTCTAATACGATTAAACAAATAAGGTATATCAAAAAATTTTGTATTCCAACCTGTGATTACATCTGGATAGTTCTTAATCCAAAACTTCATAAACTCCATAATCAAAGACTTCTCTGACTTACATCTTATATAAGTTACATCTGTTCGATCTGTTTTAAATTCACCTGTACCCCAAGTAATGATTTGTTTGTTAGATTGATTTTTAACTGTAATCGCTAGTAGTTCTTCTGTTGGATTTTCTACATCAGGAAAACCATTTTCAGCACTACACTCTATATCAACAGTAAATATCTTAATTGCTTCTTTTGAAAATTCTATTGTATCAGGAAACTCATCAGAAATATATTGATACTGATAACGGTCCATACCATACATTGGTGAGTTATCTGTATTGTAACTCTTTTTAAATTCTCTTGCTTTTGATATACTACCAAACTGAATTGGTTTTACATTTTGACCTTTTAATGTTTTGAAATCTGTATCTTCTTGTGTGATTGCATAGAGAGTTGGTTTATATTCTAACTTTTCTTTGTATTCTTTACCCTCGTGTACACCACGAACAAGTAACTTTCCTCTATATTCAATAACGTTTTTATAAAAATTCATAATTTAATTTGGTGGAGGATAGCGGGATCGAACCGCTGACCTCCTGAATGCAAATCAGGCGCTCTCCCAGCTGAGCTAATCCCCCAATAAGTGAACAACTAAACCATCGTGTTTTTTTGTTAATGTTATTTGGCACGATAATCTACTTTTATTTTCATCAAAGTTTTTTTCATATTCTAATAAATCAATCTCTGGTGTATTATAATCTATTTTACCAGTTTTGTCAACCCACTTATCATCTATTTGTACGTGACAAGTTGCACACGCACAACAACCTGAACAATCTGCTGGTATTTCTGGAATAGGTATTTCAGAATAATCTCTAGCCGCCTCCATAAGAGTTCGGCCTTCTTCAACATCAACAGGTATTAGATTGCCATTTCTAGCAAAATAAACCGTAATCATTATATCTTTGGTATTTTAGTTTCTGTAATTAAACCTGGCGAGGTTAAAATACTACTTGTATTTTGTTGATACGAAGTAAGCAATTCTTCTTTTGGTTCTACAATTGATATAACATTAGCATTTTTTATATCTACTGAATTTTCTTTTGAGTATGGACTATACAAAGTCATCATCAATTGTACAGGTTTTCCTGGTCCTTGTTGATGAGGTATAATTACAAACGGTTGTTTTAGTGTAACTGTATCTATTTCTAAATTGTGTGTGACTTTGGCAATCACATCTTCACCTGTGGTGAGTCTTAATATTTTCACATCTGACATAATAACTCCTTATTGTTTATAATATAACACACATTGACTTAAATGTCAATGTTATTTCTTTTCAAAGCCAACTTTATCTTGTTTGCCTTTTTTTTCTATTGGTCTTAATCGTTTACTTAATACGAAAGTTCTATTAGGGTTGACACTTACATTCATCTGTCGCATTAAATCTCTATTGACTAATATATCTGAACCTGATCTTGGTCTTTGGTCTAAACCAAATTCAACATCTTTATATGTAAAACCATTAAATGTAATATCTAATAATATCGTAGGTCTAACTTCTGATGGCTCTTCACCGTCAGCATTTGCTCTATAAACTTTACTTGTTCCGTGTCTTGGTTTAGTATAAGTTTTTCCATCATACTTCCATTTAACTACTTTACCATCTTCTATTATTTCATCAGCGTGTAAGGCACAAGCTTGTGAACCATTACCTGTATCAAATTTTGCTCTAACTTTTCCTAGTTCATCTAGTTCAACAGTTTCTAACCAACCACATTCACTATTTGCTTGTCTATCCCAATGACTTCTTTTTGATACCCAATCTATAATATCATACATTAATTCTTCGCCACCGATAGCGCCTGATGGTTCTGGTTCTGAATAGTAATCTTTATATTGATAACCTTCGTATTCGGCACCTGAACCTGGACTACCATTGATTTCTAATACATAAGGTTTACCCTTGTAAATGATATGATCTACGCCTACAAGATACGCTTTGGACGCTCTAGCGGCCTTTAAAATGACTTCTTGTTCTTCTTCACTTAACTTATATGGTTTTGGTGTAGCGCCTCTATGAGTGTTGGATCTAAACTCACCTTTAGCGGCTATTCTATTTGTTGACGCAAAGATTTTGTTATCTACGACTAAGGTTCTTATATCACCATCTACTTCCATATATTCTTGTATCAATACTTCTGCATCGTGTTTCCATAATGCTTGTATTGTAGATACTAAACTATCCATACTTTCAATTTTAATTACACCAATACCTTGTGTACCAGTTAATGTTTTAAGTATGATAGGAAATTTGTTACCAATTAATTTTACAGCATCCTCTATGTTTTTTTCATTTGAAACAAACGCTGTTCTTGGTGTTGGTATACCAAACTTTTCAAATAGTAATGCTGTTGTTAATTTATTATCACACGTTAACATTGCTGATCGTGTGTTTAACATAAACGCAGATGAATTTTGAAACGCTGATAATAATGATAA